CCCAAGAAGAACTAAAACAATTTCATATTTGGTAGAAACTGGGTCTTCTTCCGGAATTGTAACAAAAGATATCTTGAATAATTGGTCGAACGGTATTTTGATAATCCAAGAAATAAATTCGAGGGGAGTTGTGTAATGGCATCAGTAGTTAGACTTGGTGATGAATCGTCTGGGCATGGATGCTTTCCACCAACAAATCTTGTAACAACTCCAGCAACCAAAACATACATCAATGGTATTTTAATTGGATTGGTTGGGGGTCAATACTCTACGCATACTTGCGGCGATAATACACACCCACAGTCGTCAAGATCAATTGCATCTGGTTCTACCAAAACTTTTGTTGAGGGTTATTCTGTTGCGAGGCTTGGTGACCCAATATCTTGTGGTGATGTTTGTGCACAAGGTTCAGAAAATACTTTCATAGGTTAATAAATAATAGTATGGCTACCATTAATAGAACAATTAGACAATTCAAAGATTTGGATTTGAACTTCCTTTCACATCCTTTGACTGGAGATATTGTCAAATCATTTGATGCAGATTCGATTAACAAGAATCTGAAATATCTAATCATGACAAATGTCTATGAGAGTCCCTTTCATCCTGAAAAATCATCACAAGTAAATTCATTGTTGTTTGAACAGATGGATTACATCAATATTCAGGTATTGAAAAGAACCATAGAAGAAGTAATACAAAACTTTGAACCTAGAGTAGTATTAGATGAAGTAATCGTTACACCAAATGATGCTCTGAATGATTTGAGGATAGACATCATATACTATGTTATCAATACATCTGAACCAGTGACATTCACAACCACACTAAAGAGAATAAGATAAATGTCAGAATTAAGAGTTACTGAATTAGATTTTGATACAATCAAGCAAAATCTGAAAACATACTTGCAAAGCCAAGACGAATTCAATAGTTACAATTTTGAAGGGTCTGGTATGAATGTGTTATTGAATTTGCTTGCATACAATACACATTACAATGCATATTTGGCTAACATGATCCACAATGAAGCATTCTTGGATTCTGCTATCAAGCGTTCATCGATTGTTTCAAAGGCTAAACATCTATCGTATGTTCCAAGATCAACGACTGCTGCAAAGGCGATTGTTGACATCATTGTTAATAATCCTGTTGGGTCTCCAAGCACTCTTACTATCCCCAGATTCACCAACTTTACAAGTACCATTGGCGGGACAAACTTCAACTTCTCAAATGTCACAGATATTACAATATCACCTATCGGCGGTCAGTATATTTTCGAAGACGTTGAACTGTTTGAAGGCACCCCACTTACATTTACTTACAATGTAACAGAGACTGGTCCATCTGCAAAATATGAAATTCCAAATGCAAATGTTGACACCAACACCCTGTTAGTAACTGTTCAGAATTCACTGTCTGATTTGACAACAGTCGTATTCACAAAGGTTGTTGATATTACAAGTGTAACACCAACATCAAATGTATATTACCTTGAAGAAAATTATAGCGGAAAATATGAGATTTATTTTGGTGATGGTATTCTAGGAAAAGAATTATCTGCTGGTAATATTATCAGAATTGAATATCTGATCACAAACGGTGATGCCGCAAACGTATTCAGTGGATTGACACAAACATTCTCTTTGAATGGTTCAATCGGTGGTTCATCAAATGTTTCAATTACTGTAGTTCAAACTAGTGCTGGTGGTTCTGCTGCCGAAACTATTGATGAAATCAAGTTTAATGCACCACGCAATTACATTTCGCAGAACAGAGCGGTTACGCCAGATGATTATGTAAATATTATAAAACAGAATTTTCCGGGGGTTGAGTCAATATCTGTATGGGGTGGTGAAGATAATGATCCACCAATATACGGCAAAGTATTCATTTCACTTAAGCCATTCTCCGGTACTGTTATTTCTGAAACACAGAAAGCAGAAATTAAAAATGACATTTTGAAGAGTAGAAATGTTGTATCTGTCATACCCGAATTCGTTGATCCTATATTCTTGTATGTTGGTGTAAATGCTGCTGTCAGATATGACGCAAAGATTACAACCAAATCAGCTAGTCAGATTGCAGACTTGGTTAGAGTTGCAATTGAGAATTTCTTCTCTAACAACCTTCAGCAATTCGATAAAAATCTAGTCTACTCTAGACTTGCTGCTAGCATTGATGCGGCAGACCCATCTATTTACGGTAACTCATTCACTCTTAGATTGCAGAAGAGAATTACACCAACATTAAATCTTGGACAGTCTTGGGAAATCAAATACAATACAAAAATACATCCGGGGGATGTTGAATCAACAAGATTCTATACTACTATCAATACGTCATTAGTTGCTGTTCGATTAATCGATTCGCCAAATGATATGCCACCAGATTATAACGGAACTGGTACTATGTTCTTGATTAACGCCGATACCGGGGAACAACTGTTGACCGTTGGTACTGTAAATTATGCAACAGGTGTTATTAACATAAACAACTTGGTTGTTGCTGGATTCCAACAAAATCAAACTGACATTCGAATCACAACAGCACAACAGGAAGACTCTTTGAATGTTGATGTATCCAACAATGAGATTCTTCTACTAGATGACAGCACAGCTAACAGATTGATTAATAGAAATGCTGGTGTCTTTATCTCGGTAACGACTGTATAAAAATGGAAAAAGAAATAGTATCTTCAATTGTTAGCGATAATCTTCCCGATTTTGTCAAGGAAGATTATCAATTATTCCATAAATTTGCAGAGTATTACTATAAATTTTTAGATCAGCAAGCAAACGGCACGTCACCCGGTCCATCAAATGCACTGAGAAATTCTTTACTGTATCAGGATATTGATTACACTATTGATGAATTTGTCAAGAATATTAAAGATGAATATGCTATTAATATCCCAGAAAATCTTTTGGCCGATAAGCCAACACTATACAAGAACATCAAGGACTATTACCTAACAAGAGGATCACAAAAATCTTTTGAATTCATCTTCAGTCTTCTGTCTGGTGAAGCTGTTCAAATTTCTTATCCATCAGAAAATATTCTAAGAGCATCTGATGGTAAATGGGTGCTTGATAAAACAATAAAAGTCACACGGGATTCAGGTAACATATTTGATTTGAAGAGTACCTTGATCACTGGTATGACATCTGGTGCTCAAGCAATTGTAGAAAATGTATTACTATTTAATTCTTCCGGAACAAATGCATACGAACTATTTTTGAATAACCAGACATTGACTGGTACGTTTATTTTAGGCGAATCTATAAAAGATACTAACGAAAATGCAATTGGTATAGTAACTTCTACCCTGACAACATATCCCGGCTACTACAGAAATGTTGATGGTCAGTTGAGTGAAAATATCAAATTACAGGATTCAAAGTTCTATCAAGCATATTCATATGTAATTAAAACTGGTCAATCAATTGAAACATGGCGTGATATAGTTAAGCAGAATATACATCCTGCTGGACTTTCATTATTTGGTGAAGTTTCTGTTCAGGAATTCATCGACTTTCAGATTGACGATACACAACTAGGTTCTACCATTCTTATTGGTGCTGGTGGTGTAAATTGGGCTAATAATTCAGCGGCCACTGTTTCTTGGCTAAATAACTACAACAATCAAGTTCTTTGGGTAACAGGTTAAAAACATGACTACAAAACCAATTCCAGCAGCATCAATTAATGTTTTCCAAAACAAAACATCAACTATACCACTATCCGATCTGGATAATAATTTTTCGTCAATCCTGAGCGTTGTTAATGATGCAAATAGCTATTCTAACTATGCAGTAGCCACTGGGTCGAGCAATACATACAACATATCTATTCCAAATGTTACAACGACATATACCGCTGGTCTGCGAATTCAATTCAAGGCTAATGCAAATAATACAGGTGCGGTATTAGTTAATGTCAACTCTCAAGGAAACAAGAGTCTTGTGTCATCGGCCAGTACGGCATTGACTGCTAACACAATTTTAACTGGTGCGATTGTTGATGCCATTTATGATGGTACAAACTTCCAATTACAAGGTTCAACCGTACTTTCGGGGTTGGGTGAAGCATCTGCCGGTGTTGTCGTTAAAAAGACGGATGGCACATATACATCAAGAAGTGTTGCAGTAACTGGTACCGGGCTTTCTGTGACAAACCCAACTGGCAATGCTGGAAATATCAGTATTTCATCGAATGCCACTAACCTTAATACCGGTAGTACATTGGTTGCTAGAGACGCATCTGGTAATTTCATCGCGGGTACAATTACAGCGGCATTGAGTGGTAATGCAACTACTGCAACTACATCAACAAATTTGGCTGGTGGTGGCGGTGGTCAAATCGCATATCAATCAGCGGCAAACACAACAGCATTTTCTGCGTCTGGAACTACAGGTCAGTTCTTATTATCCGGTGGTACTGGTGCCCCTACATGGGGAACACCATACGCAACCGCAAGCGTAGCTGGTCTGATCAAAATCGGAACTGGTCTAACAATTGACGGTAGTGGTGTTGTTACTGCAACGACAGTCACTGATGGTACAAAATCAGTTAAAGGTATATTACAAGTAGGTAATGGTATTGCCGTAAGCAGTGGTGTTATTTCACTATCAGGTACCAACGGTATTGCAGTATCCACTAGTTCAATTGGTATTTCTAGTACAACTGATATTACCTTACAGCGAGTATATATTGGGTCTGGTACAGCCGCTGCGCCTAGTTTGGCTTGGGATGCTGATGCTGGGAAGAATACTGGCTTCTATTGGGGATCGGAAGGCTATACATACTTCTCAAACAATGGCGAAAAATCTGGAGAAATTCAACCCGGTGGAAATCTAGTCATGGTTGGTAACGTGACTGCATATTCAGACGTTAGATTGAAATCTGATATAAGTACAATTTCAGATGCATTGGAAAAAGTTAGTCAGATGCGTGGTGTATATTTCACAAAAGACGGAAACAAGAATACCGGTGTGATTGCGCAAGAAGTGCAAGAAGTTTTACCAGAAGTAGTTCTAGAAAACTCTGATGGTTACTTGTCGGTTGCATATGGAAATATTGTTGGGGTTCTTATTGAAGCGATCAAAGAGTTGAAGGCTGAAATCGAAACACTTAAAAATAAAGAATAAGAGAACATATGCCAGCAATAATTACATCCAAGTATCGTCTATATAACGCTAGACAGTTTATAGAATCTGTTTCTGAACCAGCAAACAACAATCTTTACCTATTCATTGGTCGTGCAACTCCTTGGGAAAATGAATTAGTACCACCAACTATCACCGATAGACCAAGTCTTGATTTTGATACTTGGAAGTCGTTGATCGAAATGAAAAAAATTGCAGCATCTGATATGGTTCTTGCTGCAC